ACATTCGTGAGATAATAGATGTTAAAACACCTAAAATCACTAAAATAGCTGATAAACTTCATGGCGTATTTAAAGAGCAATACATATTTTATTTAGAAAACGGCTACGCTAGATTCTAAATCCCTCTTATATCCATATTTATAATAAAATACTATTATGGGAGCATTAGACAGCGTTGTATTTGGTAAAAAGAAATTTTCCGATATATTAAGTGAAATTTACGATAACCAAAAAACTAAGCAACAACAAATTACAGGATTAATCTCAGAATTAAAACCTCTTATTAATGATATAGGCGATGCTACTTTGATCGTTCCACTCATTAAAGAATATATGGAAATTGGGGTTCGTAATGATGAACAGTTAATTAAAATGGCCACTATTATACAACGTGTTGTAAATGGTTCTTCAAGCGAGGAAGTAGGTGGGATTACTGAAGAAGAAAAATCACAATTAATGGCGGAGTTAGATAACCTTAATAAAAACTTCGAAGAAAAGAACAATAAGTAATGTTAAAAACTGGATTTTCAAAATTAGCATCCGCTTCATCACAGGCCTCTAGAGGTATTTCTTCTAATTCACCTTCAAATGAAAATATTAGTACCGAATTTTTCCTAGCTAGAGTAGTTGATATATCAATTAATTCAAACTCAGAATTATTTGATGATACTGGTGAATGGGGTGGTATTGGTTCTATTAAATTTCAAAAATTAGATAAAGTTGTAAATCCTTCTGTTAAATCTGAGGAAAATACTACTTTTGCTACTCCATTAAATTCCCAAATTAAAAGTTATCCTTTAGTAAATGAGTTAGTATTAATACTTAAAGGACCTGCAACCTCAGATGCACAAACCTCAGGAACAACTACTTATTATTATGTAAATTCTGTATCTTTATGGAATAACCAACATGCTAATCCGTATCCTGATAATGTATTTACTAATACGGAAGTTGCTCCTCCTATGAATAAAAGTATATTTGATATATTAGCAGGTAGTACTAAAAAACAATCTGAAACAGTTACTCAAGTAAATTTAAATGGTAATAGTAAAGGAACATTTTCTGAAAAAGCAAATATTCATCCTATTTTACCATTTGCTGGTGATAATATATTTGAAGGTAGATTTGGTAACAGTATTAGATTAGGAAACACCTCTAAAACAGGAGGAAAACAAAATAATTGGTCTGAAATAGGAGAAAATGGAAGTCCTATTTCTATACTTAGAAATGGACAACCAATATCGGGTAGTTCTGAAGGGTATATTCCTGAAGTAGAAGATATAAACAAAGATTTAACTTCTATTTATTTAACTTCTACCCAAAAAATTCCAATTGAAGTAGCAACTTCTATAACAGCAGCAGGTCAAGCATCAACAGTACCCTTTTCTACAATGACTTCACCCCCTGTTAAATCCCCAAAATCATATAACCAACCCCAAATAATATTAAATTCAGGTAGGTTATTATTTAACTCTATAAGTGACAGTATAATTTTTTCTTCACATAAATCTATAGTAGCTGAAGCTCGATTAGATGCTGCATTGAAATCGCAAACTAGAAATGTAAATATAATAGCTGAAAAAGGTATAGTAAGAGTAGGTACTGAAGGGGCAGACCAATCAGCAGTTAAAGGTGATGATTTTAATATACAATTTGATGCCCTATTAGTTCAATTAAAACTTTTATGTAAAGCATTAGAAAATGAACCTTCCCTTTCAATAGCAAAAGCGCAAGCAACTTTAACATCAGGTAACATTGATACTATAAGGCAAGCTTTACCTAATTATTTATCTAAAAAAGTAAAAATAACATAGTATGGAAAGGAATGAAGATTTAGAAAATACCCTTCTAGACCTTGCTGGTCAATTTATACAAACAGATAAGGGAAAAGCATTAATTGCTAAGGCAGAAGCAGTAAAAGGAGATGTTGAAGCTTTTAAACAAAAATTAAATGATAACAAAGAATTATTTGATGAATTAAAAGAAAAATACAAACCAGTAATTTTAACTTTTACTACTAAAGGTAGAGTATTTGATGAACAGACTGGTAGTCCCCTTGTTGGCGTTACTGTACAACCTGAATTATTATTATATCCTATGATTGAAACCAGGGATGATGAGGGTAAAATAAAATACAAGTATGATAAAGATAGTAAAAAGAAAATAAAAACAGATGCTGAAGGTAGATATACTATAAGATTTGGTGTACCTGCTTTACCTAATTTAAATAATAAAATATTAGTTAAACCCATAGTACTATATCAAAAAGACAAATATCTACCTGCTACTCAAACTCTAATCACAGGGGAAAATGAAGTATTACAAACACTTCCAATAAAATCTTTACTTAACCTACAAATTGCAGCGGAACAAGCTGCTCAAAAAATTAAAGAAGAAGTAGGTAACGCAGCAGAAAAAGCAGCAGATTTTGCATTGGGAGCAGCAGAAAAAGCTTTAAATGTAATACAATCCCAAGTAATGAAAATGGCGCTTGTGTGTCAAACTAAGCTATTTCCCTTAGCTATATCCTTAATGATTATATTTGGTATAACAAAACGAGAACAAGCATTACAAAAACAAGAAAAATGCCCTAATAACATCTTATTAAAGGCTGCTATTAAACGTAGAAATTCTATTGTAAGACAAATTAATCAAATTTGGGGAGTTATAGCTGCTAATACAGCATTAGCGGCACTTATACTTTATCTAAGTATTCAATTTAAAATTGGAAAAATAAGTATTGGTTCTATTCCTTTACCTTTAGGTGCTCCTTTAGGAGTAGGTATTCCTTATAATATAGTATCCAAATTACAAGGAATAGAAGACTTATTAAAAGATTTTGAAGATTTTACTAAACAATTAAAAATAGCATTAATAATATCACTTGTATTTCTAATTATATCTTTAATTATTATATTAAAATATATGAAAACAGTAGATTTACTAATAAATAGATGTTCAGATGGTAGTATACCTATGGATGAAATTAATGCTGAACTTTTAGCATTATCTGATGCTGCTAAAGAAGATGGTAATGAAGAATTACAACTTGTAAATGGATTTACATTATCAGTATCCCCTGTAATTTCAGAACAACAGAGTAATGAACAAGGAGATTTATATAGAAGAAGAGCAATTGCTAAAAATGCAGACGGAGTTATTATACTTGAAGGTGAACCTTCATTTAGTGCTGAAGATCAAATATTACTTGATGAACTCGCGTTTTACATTAAACAAAACAATTTAAAAGCATATTAATTTAATATTTATAACCATATGAAACTAAGTCAATTAAAAACAATCGTAAAGGAAGCCGTAAAGGAAGCAATCCAAGAAGAAATGAAAGATATTCTTATGGAAGCTGTACGTAGTCCTAAACAAACCGTTATCGAAACTAGAACAGCTGCTCCTACAACAACAACAGGAACACCTGGTCCAATGAACCCAGTAATGCAAACTTCTATGCCTGAAGATAATAGAATGGCAATGAGGGAAAATATACAAAGTGTATTAGGATCAATGATGCCTGATGCTAATGGTAATATAAAAGCAACAACTAATAATGTTCCTTTACAAATGAGTGGTAACATGGATACAACAAGCCCAAATGGTAGTTTACCACAAGGTGAAGTAGACATGGACCAAATAATGAGTTTAATGAAAGGTAAAGTATAATATGGCGTTTGGAGCAATAAATAAATTCCCAAATGACACTAGACCCAGAGTTGGTATTGGTGTCAATATTCCTTTTAATGAGGGTGGGGTATTTACTCCAAATTATACAACAGCAGAATCAATTAAGAATAATTTAATTAATTATTTTTTAACAAACCCCGGAGAAAGACCAGGTAATCCTAAATTTGGTGGGGGCTTAAGAGCATTTATATTTGAACAAATTACAAATGGTAATTTAGAATATTTAAAAGAAGATGTTTCTAATAAAATAAAAATTAAATTTCCTAATGTTGAAGTAGTTGAATTAAATGTTTTAGCAGCAACCGACAATAATGAAGTAACAATACAATTGTATTATAGAGTAACTAATACTTCAATTGAAGATGAACTCGTATTAAATTTTACATAATGGCAATAAGAAGAAACATAAACTATATAAATAAAGAATTTTCGGAATATAGGTCTCAATTAATTAATTACTCACAGACTTATTTTCCAACGACTTATACTGATTTTACGGAGACATCACCTGGTATGATGTTTATTGAACAAGCAGCTTATGTTAGTGATGTTTTATCCTTCTATTTAGATAACCAAGTTCAAGAGAATTTTTTACAATACGCAAGACAAAATAGTAACTTATATGATTTAGCATATATGTGGGGTTATAGACCTAAAGCAACAGGTTTAGCAGAAACTACAATGGAGTTTTACCAACAATTACCAGCTAAGTTAGTAAATAATGAATATGTACCGGATTATGATTATTCCGTAACAATCCCAGCTAACACTAGTATAAGTACTCAAACAGGTACCTCAATTAAATTTTCAATAGAAGACCCAATTGATTTTTCCATTTCATCCTCTTCGGATACAACGGAAGTATTTATTGCTCAAACAAATGCTGGTGTACCCTCATATTATTTACTACAAAAAACTCGAAAAGCATTCTCAGGAACTATAACTACAGATAATTTTACATTTACTAACCCACAAGAATTCCAAACTATAACTTTATCATCCCCTAATATTGCGGGTATTATAGATATATTTGATTCTGAGGGAAATAGATGGTATGAGGTAGATTATTTAGCTCAAGATTTAGTATATGATAGTTTAAAAAATACAAATATAAATAGTCCTAATACTTTTGAAGATTCGGATGCACCATTTTTATTACAAACTAAAAACGTTCAAAACAGATTTGCTACAAGATTTTTATCCCCAACAGAACTACAAATTCAATTTGGATCAGGAAATCCAGCAGATACAACAGAAGATGTAATACCAAATTCTATGAATGTAGGTTTAGGTTTACCATTTGAGCAAGACAAACTTACAACAGCTTATAGTCCAACAAATTTTATATTTACAAATACTTATGGTGTTTCACCAACAAATACTACTTTAACAGTTAGGTATTATACTGGTGGTGGAGTTCAATCTAATGTATTATCAAATACTATTACTAATTTAGATAATACTAACATTACTTTTAATAAAAGCAACTTAAATCAAGCAACTTCAAATTATATTTTTAATACCGTTGCTGCTAATAATAAAATAGCAGCGAGTGGGGGTCAAGATGGTGATACAATAGAAGAAATAAGACAAAACTCTATATCACAGTTTTCTACTCAACTAAGAAATGTAACTCAAGATGATTATTTAGTAAGAGCTTTAAGTATGCCCTCTAAATATGGTACTATATCAAAAGGATGGACACAAAAACCTAATGCTGATGATGGTAATACTACATTGGATTTATATGTATTATCCAATAATCTTAACAATAAATTAAATTTGGCATCGGATACACTGAAACAAAATTTAAGGACATATATAAACCAGTATAGAATGATCGGTGATACTATTAGTATTAAAGATGCATTCATTATTAA